AGAAAAAAAGGTCAACCACCCAAACATTTATGGAGAGAGGTACATTTAGAACCAAAAGTAAATAGAATAATTATGTTTCCTTCTTGGTTATGGCATTGTGTTGAACCTAATGAATCAAATGATATAAGGATATCAGTAAGTTTTAATTTTATACAACATGGCTTTTAATAAATATCAAGTAATCAAAAACGCGGTTAGCTACGAGTTAGCTAATTTTATATTTAATTATTTTCTTCTTAAAAGAGATGCTGTAGATTTTATGTATAAAAATAACATAACTTACGATAATGGTACGCTTGGAACATGGACAGATAAACAAATTCCAAACACCTATTCTCACTATGCTGACATGGTAATGGAAACTTTAATGATGAAAGTCTTGCCTAAAATGCAGCAAGAAACAGGATTAGAATTAATACCAACATACTCTTACGCTAGAATCTATAAAAAAGGTGACGAATTAAAAAGACATAAAGACAGACCTAGCTGTGAAATATCTACTACCGTTAATTTAGGTGGTGATCCATGGCCAATCTTTATAGATGGCACAGGTCAAGATACTGTTATAGATGAATACAAAAATATACATAAACCCAACGCCCCAGCAGGCACTAAAGTCTTGCTTGAAGTGGGAGATATGCTAGTATATAGTGGATGTGAACTCGAACATTGGCGAGAGCCTTTTGACGGGAACATTTGCGGTCAAGTTGGGTCTACCATCATTTGTAAAATAGTATTATAATGAGGTTATATGTTACAAAAATTAGGTTTCTTACCAGGATTCAATAAACAAGTTACATCTACAGGTGCTGAGTCTCAATGGACTGGTGGCGAAAATGTTCGTTTTAGATATGGTACTCCTGAAAAAATAGGTGGCTGGAATCAATTAGGAGAATCTAAACTTACTGGTGCAGCTAGAGGTTTGCATCATTTTGTTAATAAAGATTCTACAAAATTTGCAGCTATAGGAACTAATAAAATTTTATATGTATATTCTGGAGGAGTATTTTATGATATACATCCTTTAACTAATCCATCTGGTACAGCTATTACAAGTGCATTTAGCACAACTAACGGATCACCAACCGTAACAATTACATTTGGTAGTTCACATAATTTTCAACCACAAGATATTATTTTATTTGGTGATGCTAGCACGTTTAGTGCTATTACTAATTCTAATTTTACAGCTACAGATTTTGCTGATAAAAAATTTATGGTAACTTCTGTACCAACAACTACAACAATTACTATTACAATGCCATCAAATGAAACAGGAAGTGGTGCAACTACTTCTGGTGGTATAACTTATTATCAATACTATCACGTAGGACCTGCTGAACAGATAGGAGCTTTTGGTTGGGGTATATCATTATGGAGTGGTAATATTTTAGGATCATTAACTACAACTTTAAATGGTGCATTAGCAGATGACACTAATGGTAATAATAGTTCTGCTACAGAAATTACATTAGCTAGCACTACAGGTTTTCCATCAGCAGGGACCAACTATGTTCAAATTGGTGCAGAAGAAATATCTTACACAGGAATTACAGGACTAAAATTAACAGGAATTACTAGAGCAGCTAGAGGATCAACTAGATCCGCACATTTAAATGGAGCAACTGTTACTAACACATCTAGTTGGACTGGATGGGGATCGGCTGCAGCCAACACAGACTCAGTAACTGATCCTGGTTTATGGTCCTTGGACAACTTAGGTTCTACACTTATTGCATTAATACATAACGGAGAATGTTTTGAGTGGGATGGTGATGCAGCAGCTGCAACATCAACAAGAGCTACAATTATATCAGGAGCACCGACAGCATCACGTGATATGTTAGTATCAACTCCTGAT